AAGAAACCATCATCTGCATAAAAGAAAGCTCTACGATTATCTTGGCAAACTGTCTTACCATATACTGCACCTCTGTTTGGAGAGATTACAGAAAATCTAAATACTGTTGCACCACCAACATAGTCCATTCGTAATATTTCGTTTTGTCTAAATACATAACCATACTCACCTGATGTTATCGCTACGATCTGTCCACCTGAACCTGGTAAATCTTGGTAATCAGATTGTTTAGTTCCTTCAGCCCAAGTTGTTAAATCATTAATTCCGCACCATTGAACTCTGTTTCTATTTGATGTTTGGTTTCCTGTAACTAAGAAATCCCTAATGACACCTGATGTTCTAAAGATAGGTACAGTTCCTGATGTTGCGATAGAAGATAAGTCTGCAAAGTTAGTTGATGTACCCATTAAATAATATTGTGGAGCATCAACACCATTACTTACAATGATGTAATCTCCAAATTGTGTGAATGTAAAAAAATCTGTATCACCACCGGTCAAGCTAGATTTTCTTGAAGTAAATGTTCCTGCATCTAATTGATAAATGTCTGTAGGTGTAGCAGCAAAGTTATAACTTACGTTACCAGTTGATCTAAATGATCCTGCACCTTTTGAATTAGCACCTAAATCATTTGTTGAATAAGTTACTAAAGATGGAAAGGGTTTATAAGATGTAGCAGCATAATAAACATTAGTAGCTACGTTAGCTCCAGGATTAAGATGAGGTGGTTGATCTGGTAACCATTCTCCAAAAGGAACTTGCATATTAACTCCTAATTATTATTAGTTGAAACTTTATAGTTATTACTAAAAGCACCAGCTACAGTTACGTCTGATCTTATTTGTAAAGGCGAACCGCTAAACTGATCTTCTCTATCATTTTGTTCTAATCTTTCTAAAGCAGTAGAGTACAATTGTAACCATTGTTGAACTCTATTAGGATCAACGCCACCTAAAAATTGTGCAGCATGATATAATGATCCATATAAATAAATGGATGGATGATTAGTTAAAATAAAATTAGTTGTATTTGAATCTGATAAAGCATCAAATGTTTTGTAATAATTTAAATAAGCTGTGTAACTATCACCTGGTACAGGAGAAAATCTAAATGTATCTCCTAAGATGGTATAAGATGTTGGCATACCAACCATTGAAGAACCTTTAACTTGATCCATTTGTGATGGAGTCATATATGTTAAGGAATATTTAGTGCTTCCACTTAAGATATAAAAATCCCTTACTTGTAAAAATGCTGTAGGTAAGGCAACTGTTTCTGCATTTAAAGTTAAGGATGTTTGATTAACCATCTTTCTGATTCTTAATTTAGAATTAAAATCTTTTTCTGCAAGAACAATAAAATCATTTGCAATCTCACTTGTTAAATCAGATCGGTTTAACCAATTAGCTATTGATGATTTAAGTTCTGAATAATTTGATAAAGCCATTATATTTTTCCTTGTGCTGTTCTAAAATATCTAAACTCATTACTATTAAGTTTATTTTTTAATATTTTTTTTTGTACTTCTTTTGGTAATCCCCACCAATTACCTTTACTGTTTGAATCAAATTCATTTGCCCAAACTGATAAAGCAATAGTAGGAATAGATGCTACTCTTTTAAGTTCTCTACTCTTAGAATAACCATCATTTAAATTATACAAGGCCTTATTATGTTTAAGATGAGGATTAATGTTTACTTCTTCCTTAACGACAATCTTTTTTTCTTTATCGTCAATTCCATAAGATGTTTTCTGTAAACCATCTACAACTGTGTCTCTCATCTTCCTTGACCTCTATAATCTTTTCGACTTGGTAATCTTTTGCTGTAATGTTTAGCATGACGACCAGGTCTTTTTTTAGGTGTTGTTTTTAATAATTCTACAACACCTATACTACTTTTCTTTTTAGCCACTATGCACTCATTTCAGTAACTGAAACATTTGCAGTACCAATCGCAGCCATTTTTTCACCTGGTGAAACTTTAAAAATTTCAGGTTTGTCAACTGGTAAAAAAATATCACTTGTTGTAGCAGTTGGTGTACCACCAAAAACAATATGAACGTCTGCATCAGCAGCTACTCTAACGTATTCAGTTTGAGAACCAAATCCATTTGAAGTTGCAACAGAGCTTCCGCTTGGTGAAACTTTTTGTGTTGTGCCAGGTCTTAAGCCATAATTATAAGCCATTTTTTTTCTCCTTATTAAAGGGAGATTACCGCTAAGCAACCTCCCTAAATTATTATTATCTTCTTATAACGAAAGTCACAAGAAGTTTTGCAGTTCCAGTAGAAGCACCATCAGTTATCATTTCGATAGCTTGTCCTTCTTCAACTCTGTTGGCAGCAGTTGGTGCAGATGTATCTACATCTCCAGCAGCTGAACCATCATAAGCAACTGTTATTCCGCCATTAGTCATAGCAGTTCCACCGATTTCAAAAGAAATACCAGCGTCTGCACCTGAAATAGCACCTTGTAAAGCAGTTAAGATTTTTATTACTTTTCCGCCATCAGGTACTGCAACAAATGTAGATGAAGCTGTACTAATATCTTCAATTTCAGCAGTTATAAAATAATCGTTTAATGTTCTCATTTTTTTTCTCCGTTTGTTGTTCCGCCTATAACCTCACTAAGACTTCAACTTTGGTTAAGTGTCGGTGGTGTAGTTTTTTAAGGTTACACCACCAAACACAATTAAGATTATGAAGTAGTTAAATCTGTAACTAATCCACTTGCTTTTTCGTTTCTTGACTCAAGAGTGTACTCAGCAACCATGAATCTCTGATCTGCGTCAGCAGTTTGTGCAGGATTCTGTAAACTGAAGTCTCTTAAGAAGGCAACTGCCCAGTAATCCATCTCTAGGACTAGAGCATCTTGACCTCTTTTAGCAGAAGTAGCATTTGCACCTCTGATGAATCTGTTTGGAGCAACTTGTAATGTTCCAAAGTCTGATTCATAAACATCAATTGATGTAACTAATCTTCTGTCTTCAGCTTGGTCAAATCTTGTAGATCCGCCTGTGAAACCAGAAAGTTTTTGCTTATTGAAAGCACCAACCATTACCATGTTTGGGTTTCCGCCTTGATTGAAACAAGCTCTTAACACAGATTTCAATTGATCTTCTGTGAAAGCTCTTTGTGTTCCATCAGTTCTAGCAGCACCGTTTCCAGCACCTGAACCACCTGCACCTGCATCTACGTTTGTTTCGATCCAAGTTTGAACACCACCAAGTGTTCTAGCAGTTGAGCCATCTCCAGCAGCTTTAGCTACGTTAGATAAAAGAGCAGTTTCCATATCTCTTTTTAATTCTTTCGCAGATTTTGCTACTTGGTAAGCTAACTCATTATTTCTACCTGCTGAAGTAACAGCATCATTAGTGCCAGATACTTGAACAGATTTTGTAGAAATCTGAGTGTAGTTAGTTTCTTTAGTTGTTGCTGATAATGTTGGGTAAGTGATTGTTGCACCTTCTACCACAGCATTTGCAGCTACATCAGCCAACGCATCTGTTTGCCATTGGTGAGATGTATTTGTCGCTTTTGTTTTTGCAACACCAGACATAAAAGGAGTTTCTGTAGGTGATATATTATAAATAATATCAGCTAAGTCTTCTCTTATACCTACTGTGTCGTATGTTTTATATACAGCCATTGTATTTCCTTTGTTAGGTTATTGTTTATAAATAACGCATTAATAAATCAGTTGCGTCTTTTGGACTTCCTGACTTCTTAAGCGTTCTAATTTTGTCTAACCTAGATTGCTGATTTATTTCTTCTTTTGTCGTTTTGACACCTGACCTAATAACTTTAGATGGTTTTACTTTTTTGTTAACTAAAGTTGGTTTCAACTTTTTGTTATCTTGATATTTCATTCCATCAACGATCACTTCAAACATTCTTGAATCATAAACTGCATTAACGTCTCTATCTGAGAAACCTTTAGACAGCAAATAATTAACCATGCCTGTTTTTAAAGAGTTACCTTTTACAGGATCTTGCAATTCAGGGAACTTTACAGCTACCTTCTTTTGCTCCTCTTTTAAAATTTCCTGAAACTGTGCTTCTTGATTTTCTCTAAGTTTCTTCTGAGCTTGAGAAAGTGTTTCTCTCCTTCTTCGAATCTTTCGATCAATTCTAGCAGCTTCAGTTGGATCTTCATCCCAAAGCCTATCAAGTTCTTTGGCATTTATATCGCTATTAACTTCAGCGTTCAAAGTCAACACAAGAGAATTTAAATCTTCCATCTTGCTAGACATTGCTTTTGCTAGACGTTCTTTTTCAAAAGCTAACTCTTTTCTTTCAAGAGATATTTCTTCTGTTTTCCGTCTATAGTCAGCATCCTTTTGATAACCTGCCTTTAATTCCTCAAGGTCAACTTCGATAATTTCACCATTAACTTTAACTTGGTGTGTATCGGTTGTTTGGTCTTCATTAGCATTTTCTTCTGATGCTTCTTCTTCGACTAAAGTTTCCTGTTCTTCAGGTTGAACTTCAGGTTGCTGTTGAACTTCTTGATTATCATCTGCTTTCGCTTCAGTTTCTTTTGGTTCAACTGGTGTTGCTTCTTTTTGAGGGTTAGCGATAACTCCTTTTGAGTTCAATAATCCTTCAATAGATTTTGCAGCACCTTGTACTGACGCACTTGTCAGTAATGGGTTGTTGTCTGACATTTTATTGTCTCCTATGTTAAGCTGTCTTAATGACTTGGCTTATTTTAACCGTAGGTGGTTAAAATTTTTTTTCTTGTTGATTTTTTCGGAAAATTTCTAATTGCTTCTCAGCTAATTTTCCTGTCTCAAGAATACTTTTCAAATGTTGCTCAACTTTACCTACAACATTATAAGCGATCCAAAGTTTTTCTCTGGTATCACTTTCTTTAGCACCTGTTTTCTCTAAAAGTGCTTCCGAATAAATTTTTTTAAGAGTTTCTATTGACTCTTGAAAAATTTTACTCTGTAAAATCTGTTTCGCCTGGTTGGATCTGCCTA